GTACTCTGGTGTAAGTTCAGATCTTGCATACAAGGAAGCTATTTTACCACCTGTTGATCAAAACTATTTAGAGATATTAGCAGACAGGTATTCACACTTACGTACAGTAATAACTAGAATAGCTAGTCAAGCAGTAGCTAAGGAGTGGGAGTTTATAGAGTTAGGCTCAGGTAATCCTGAAGAGAAGGCTGCAATAAGCAGAATATTACACGATCCTACAAATGGTCATGCAGATATAACAGGTATGGAGTTCTTTAAGGCAGTCATAAGACAGCTTGAGATATTTGATGACTGTTGGGTAAGTGTCGTGTATGACAGGATGCTTAACAATGATGGAGAGACTACAGGTAAAGTAGTCAAAGAGTTATGGGTAGAAGACGCAAAGCACATGCGATTCTACGTTGATGGTTTTGGTAAGTTCATAGAGGACAAGATGTTTGATCCGTTGACTAGGCAGTTTATGTCTGGTACACACAACAAGGACACAGGCACAAAGTTAGTACCTATGGCTTACTTTTATGACATAGATGGTGAGCAGATACCATTTGCAAGGGACGAGATTATACATTTTAACAAGTATAGTTCTACAGCAAGATTATATGGACAGTCACCGATTATAGGTCTTTCTAAGAAAATCGAAACAGCGCTTGCCATTGAATCTCTACAAAATAAAGTGTATCGATTAGAAAGGCCCCCCAAAGGTTTCTTAGATATCCCAGGTCACAATGAGGATTCACTTAACAGGTTAGGAGAATACATAGCAGAAGAGACAAGACGTAATCCCAACTTTATACCTATCATTAGCAGTCAAGAAGGATCTAACACTGCTAAGTTTGTAAGCATTATGCCTAACTTTGACGAGTTAATGATGTTGCCTTACATGGACAGGATTAACAATGACATAAACGCATCGTATGGTGTTATGCCGTTAGTGGTGGGTGACATGTCAGGAGTAGGTGGACTTAACTCAGAAGGTGAGCAGATTACTATCTTTGATCGTACAATACGAGAAACACAACGTTGTGTAGAGTTAGGTTTGATTAAGCCGTTGCTAAAGCTTATGGGCGTTACTACTTGGACAGTTAGGTTTAACGATATTAACGAAAGAAACGAGACTCAATACTTAAACAACATGAATCTAAAAGCACAAATCATTACTCAGTTCCAGAATGCAGGTATTGATGTGGACTTAGGGGAGGATGGAGAATTAGTACTACCGAGGTCGGCAGAGAAGGTAAGGCAGGACTTTCTAAAGCGTTCAGAGGAGTCGCTGGAGGAAGCGGAGCCAAGCGAGCATCTCTCTACATTGACCGAGCTTTACGAGACCTCCGAGCTGTCTTAACCAGAGAGTTTCAAAGTCTTAAGGGAATAGACAACGTAGTTGAGCTTAGAGAGGTAGTGTCAGAGATAACTCTGATGATTTCTAAGCAGCTACGAGAAGCTATAGAAGATGACGTTACAGATGCGTATCTTAACGGTGCAAGATCCGCTTATGCAGACTCGCCTGGTCTTGGTAAACAGTCGTACACTCGTGACGAGTTTGACTTTGAAGACATAAGGATTTTACAAACAAGTGGGCCACTCGGTTTGGCTTTAGGTAACTTTGAGCAAGAATTGAATACAGAGATGAACAAAGTAATTTTTGAGGCTGCAGCACTTAACGTACCGATGACATCAATGATAGATCAGGTAAGAGGAGTAGCTAACACACAAGCTTGGAAGCTAGGTAGGATAGCACGTACAGAGATGCTAAATGTGTTTAACGAAGGTAGATTTAGAGGGTATGCAAAAGCAGAAGATTTACTAGAAGAACGCTTTAAGTATAGTTTACAGATTATAAACGACAACAGAACATGTGGCGCACATCAAGAGTTAAGTGGCAGGATTCCAGCAGACGGTATGTTTTTAGATGATCTTATAGAATTGCAGCAGACAATAGGTGCTAAGTACAACTTTAGACTTACAGGGAAAGCCTTATTACATCCAAACCAAAGGACAGTTTTAGTGATGGTAAGGTAAGTGTTACAAATTTACGGAGAAAGATATTTAAAACAATTAGCAGAGGGTGAAAAAAAAGATGAACAATTTTGGAATTGGCGGGATAGTAAAATGACTTGTTATTGTG